TCGGCAACCAGCGTGATGGCGACCAGATCGGTGCGCTATTGGCTGGGTCATATTCTCTTGTCAGCACAAACAAAGTAACTTTGGAGTTTGCACGGGAATGGATGGATAAACAGGAATGGGATTGGCACGGATCAGACAATGATATGACTGATGCGGAGAAGCTGGTGACGCATATCATGACATTGCGTGTTCGATATGACCATGACGGGCGCAGCTATGAAAGCAGTATTGGCGACATGGTATCTGCGGCGTCGATTAAGGGCGCACCGGGATATGATGCTGCTGATAAGGGCCTGCGCGGGTATGGCATTCGGGTTATTGATGGCCGGATCGTCATTGCGAACAACAGCCCACAGCTAAAACGGATGCTGGATGATACGCCTTGGGCGGTGTGGCGTGGAACGCTTAGCAACTATCCGGGTGCAGATAACTACGGGAACAAGCCTGTGTATTTTGGCAGTGGTTTCGAGTGTAAGGCGACAAGCCTGCCATTGGATAAGGTCATGGGGAAGCGGGATACTGTGGCATACGATAGTGAAGATATTGGGTTTGGGGATGATTGGCGATGAGTAGCATCAACCTATTCCCAGATCAAATAAAGTGGATTGATGAAATCAAGGAATCTATGCGCAACAGCAAAGCTATTTGTGCTGTTGCTCAAACGGGATTTGGTAAAACGCTTTCCAGCGCATACATGATGAGCAAGATTTGTGAAAAAGGGAACACGGCTTGGTTTATGGTTCCTCGCCGAGAACTTTTGAAACAAACATGCAAATCTCTTAATGAATATGGAATTAATTACGGTATAATTTCAAACGGATATACTCCAAACCCATTTGCAAAGATTAATGTTTGCACATCTGGAACATTGAATAACCGCATCAAGAAAGGTTTAGTAAAAGCGCCTACTGTTTTGTTTCACGATGAAGCACATTTTAGCGGCGGTCAGATTGATGACATTATTGATTGGGCGCGTGATAGTGGATCATGGCGAATTGGATTAACCGCAACACCGGAAAGGTTAGACGGTAAAGGGCTTGATCGTCATTACGATACTATGGTCGAGGGCCCTAGTTTATCATGGTTGATCAAAAACAAAAGGCTATCTGATTTTAGATACTTTGCGCCATCAATTCCAGATATGACTGGAATTCGCAAAAGCAATGGAGACTACTCGACAAAGCAGATGGAAGAAAAGTTTTCACAAGATCGTGTTAGAATTGGAAATGCTGTTAAGCACTACAAGGAACACGCATACGGAAAAAAACATTTGTGTTTTTGTGTATCTGTAAGGGACGCAGAAAAGGTTGCTGAGGGATTCCGTGATGGTGGGGTTTCTTGTTTGGCTGTTTATGGAGAATTGGGCGATGCTGAAATAACGCGGCGTATTATCGCGCTTGCGCTAGGTGAAGTAATGGCGCTGACAAGCGTTAATCTTATGGCGTTTGGATTTGACCTAGCAAGCGCTGCACGTATGCCTGTAACAATTGAAAGCCTTGGTATGATGCGGCCTAGTGACAGTCTAGCGCTTGTGCTACAAATGTGGGGAAGGGGCTTGCGCATGAAGGATCAACCGTGCTATATTTTTGACCACGCTGGTCTTGCTAGTAAACATGGATTGCCGGACGATGAACGCAGATGGACGCTTGCGGGGAGGGAAAAACGCAGCAGCGGTGGAGAAAAGAAAGAACCGACTAGACAATGTCAGTCTTGCTACTACGTCCATAGGCCAAAGCCATGCTGCCCAAACTGCGGTTTTGTGTATCCGGTAAATTCGCGCGAAGTTGAAGAAATCGAAGGCGAATTGATGGAGGTAAGCCGTGATCAAGAGCGCGTAGAATCCAAGCAAGCCAGACAGAACCAAGGTCGCGCAAAGACCTACAATGAGTTACTAGCCCACTTTGTCCTGAAAGGCAGCAAAAACCCGCACTTTCAGGCGATGACTGTTATGACGCAAGAAAACGAAAGGCGATGAAGTGAAAATCGAGATCACCGGAGACCGTGAAAAACATAAGTGCCGTAATTGTGGAGAGATGCATACAGATTGCAATGAAGTTTATGTTGATGGGAAAATGATCATAAGCCTTCCTGCTTATTGGGCTTGCTATATGGATCATCCTATTAGCAAAAAGGAACTGCTAATCATTGCGCTTAGGCAGTTGGTTCATCATGTTGAGATTAATGGAATTTAGGATAAAGTCACAACTTGAGTAGTTGATTATGAAAATCGAGATCACAACTGACAGCGATGATCATAAATGTGAATGTTGCGGAATGACGTATGCAGAAGGTGGAAAGGTTCACGTGGATGGTAAGTTGATCGTTGACCTTCCAGCGATTGCACATTGTTGTGGCGGTCAATCATTTAGCCAAGATGAATTGCTGGTGATTGCACTTCATGAATTGGGCCATACTGTTGACGTTGACGGATATCCATTCCACATCAGTTGCGTTTATGCCTAGAGGCTTCTTCAAAACAGGCGCAATTGTGTCTGTGTGTAGCGACGACAGCGAAACTTGCGTGACAATGGTTCGGGAATGGTGTAAGGGTATGGGTTACACGAGCGATGACGTGCGGATTGTGAAGCGAAACGGTCAGATTATCGCAGAGGCTAAGAGGGATTTGATGCATGAGGATAGGGATGTTCTGGAATGACGCAGCGCAAGAATAAGTATCTGTATCTCTTTGCGTGCGAAAAGTGTTTCATACTCTTTCCGGGAAAGAAAGGCTGCGCGTGCCAAAAGTGCGGAACAGTTGCTAAGTTACTACATAGGATTCCAAACGATGACGCAGCGCAGTGAAGCCAACATCCAATCTGACATCCTAATAGCGCTGTCTAAAGCTGGTGCTATTGTATGGCGCAACAACACTGGCGCACTGCAAGACAAGACCGGAAGGCTTGTTCGCTATGGGTTATGCAAGGGGAGCGCGGACATCATCGGAATCTGCCCGGACGGTCGATTTCTTGCCGTCGAAGTGAAAAATAGCACTGGACGGGCAACATCGGATCAGGTAAGGTTCATTGAAGCGGTGCGCTCTAAGGGTGGCCGCGCTGGTGTAGCTAGAAGCGTGGATGACGCTTTGAAGATTTTGGAGGGATAGATGCGTTGCGATAACTGCGTGTTCTGGCATAAACCGTCAGATCAATTTGACGAAACTTGGCGCGGTGACTTTGGCATGTGTGACAAAACACCACACGCAGAAGACGTTGGGAAATGGGATGATGATATGCATTGGTCTTTAGCGGATGAATACACGGATAGAACTGCCGTGGTGCAAGACGCAAGCGGATACTCTGCTACGCTTTACACTAAGCCAAGTCATTTCTGCGCTATGTATAAGGTGGAAAAATGATCCGCCAAACCCTACGCTGCGATAACCGCCAAGACTGGCTGGAATATCGCAAGCCTGACATCACAAGCACAGACACGGCGGCTTTGTTCGGCCTGTCACCATACAAAACCAAGTTTGAACTTTACCACAAACACGCAACTGGCATCGTTCTTGACTTCAAGGAAAATGACCGGATGCGGAAAGGAACAGCGCTTGAGGCCGGGATTGCTGAACTCGCAGCAGAACAAGAAGGATGGACTGATCTAGCGCCGTTCAAGGACTATATGCGGTTGCCTGAATTGCGTATCGGTTCAAGCTTTGACTTTATCGCCGCCCATAACGGCAAGCGCATCCTTGTCGAAATCAAGCTAGTTGATCCGTTCCGCTATCGTGATATGTGGGTTGACAATCAAGCCCCTGACCATATCGAAATCCAAGCTGCGCATGAGATGATGGTCGCTGATATTGACCAGATTGCCATTGTCGCTTGGACTGGCGGTTATGATTGTAACGTGATTTACCGTGACCGTGATCCAGAAATGGAAGCCGCGATGCTTGCGACGATTGCGCAATTCTGGCAAGATGTGACAGATAAGAATGAACCTGACCCTGATTTTGCTAAGGATGAGGCGACGATTGCTGCTTTGTTCCGATCCATGAGGGCGCAACCTGAGGATATGTCGGAAAGCGGAATTGACGATCTTGTAACGCAATTTGAACTGGCAAACATGCAGAAGATTGAGTTTGAAAAGCGGTCTAATGAACTGAAAACCGAATTACATTTCAGGCTTGGGGAAGTTGCAGAAGCGTTCACAAACTGCTACAAGATCAAAGCTGGATGGACTAAAGACACAGAAGGCACGGAGGTAACAGCGGATATGGTCGGAACGCGGATCGGCGGTCGCAAAGGCTATCGCCGCTTGGATATTAAACTATTGGCCGTGGAGGGCTGAGAATGAGCAATACTGGACTTGTGCAAGTCATCGAGAAGATGGAGAATCAGCTAGAGATTGCGCTAAAAGGAAGCGCAAACCCAATTCCGGCTGATCGGTTTATTCGGTGCTTGCGCACTACGATCAATTCAAATCCTGACCTGCAGACGCTTGAACGTCAAAGCGTTATGACTGCTATCATGAAAGCGGCACAGGACGGGCTTGTGGTTGACGGAAAGGAAAGCGCAATCCTTCCGTTCAAGGGCCGCGCCACCTATGTTCCGATGGCGGAAGGCTTGAAGAAGCTGATGCGAAAGCATAGCAACTTCGCAGACCTTGATTATGACATTGTGTATCAGAAAGAGGTTGACACTGGCAGGTTCAAGTATGTGAAGGGCAACGAGAAAGAATTTCGTCATGAACCTATCATGTTTGGTGACAAGGGCGAGCCGGTCGGTGCTTATGCTTATGTCAAGACACGAGACGGTGATATTTTTCTTGCTGTAATGGACAAGGATGATATTGAAAAACGTCTTGCAAAGGGCATGCAGTCGCAGATGAAGAAAGAGTTTTGGAAGGAGTTTTGGCACAAGACTGTTATCCGCGCTCTGTATAAAAAAGCCCCGAACTCTGGCGATGAAGCTGGCTATCTTGACGGCGTATTCCGCGCTGATGAGCTTGACCACGATGCGGATGGCGTAGTGAATGATCCTGTTCCTCAACCTGATCCTGTTAAGCCGCAAACGCGCGCTGCGGCTGCTGTGAAGGCTGCTGCGCCTAAACCGGAAGTGGTTGATGCTGAGATTGTGCCGGATGACTACACGCCGCCGCAATACGATGACGAAGAAATGCCCCTGTAAGGAGTTAATGAGATGGATAAAACCAAAGACATGGTTGAACTTTGGGATGCAGTTAAGGAATTCATTGTTGACAATGATATTTCTTGTGAAGAATCGATTTATCAGAATGATAATGTCATTGCAGCCGCGTATGATCTAATTGCACAGATGTGCATGATCGTGGGTTACAATGAAATTGAGGATGGAAACTAAATGGCCGGTTCAGTCAACAAAGTAATCATCATTGGCAATCTTGGCCGTGATCCTGAAATCCGAAGTTTTGCGAATGGTGGCAAGGTTGCCAATCTCCGTATTGCCACGAGTGAGACGTGGAAAGACAAAACCACTGGTGAACGCAAGGAACGGACAGAATGGCATAGCATTGCCATCCACAACGATGCGCTTGTTCGTATTGCGGAACAGTATCTGACCAAGGGAAGCACGGTCTATATTGAAGGCCAGCTAGAAACGCGCAAATGGCAAGACCAATCTGGGCAGGATAAGTATTCCACCGAGATTGTCCTGCGCCCGTATGCTGGCACGTTGACTTTGCTAGGCGGCAAGCGTGATGGTGGCGGTAATGGCGCACCAGATACAGCGGGGAACGGCACTGATCGGTATGATGATGGCGGTGGCGGTAAGGCTAAGCCTGATCTAGATGATGAAATTCCATTTTGAGATTTGGCCCTTCGGGGCCATTTTTCTTATTGACCTATGGTTATGACTATGCCATAAGGTAAGGGTAACAAGCCGTAGGAGGGCTAGGGATATGAAATTCAAACTGACATCGGAAACCAAAGTATGGCTAGGTCGCACACTTTACCGCATCGAGGCGCTTATTAATTTTGCCCGCGTTAAAGTTGGGGACAAGGGCGGATGGGTCGAGGCCGAGAAGAACCTTAGCCAAGACGGCGATGCGTGGGTCTCCGGCGATGCGCTGGTCTCCGGCAATGCGTGGGTCTCCGGCGATGCGCGGGTCTCCGGCGATGCGTGGGTCTCCGGCAATGCGCGGGTCTACGACGATGCGCTGGTCTACGGCGATGCGTGGGTCTACGGCGATGCGCGGGTCTACGGCGATGCGCGGGTCTACGGCGATGCGCGGGTCTACGGCGATGCGTGGGTCTACGGCGATGCGCGGGTCTCCCCTGTCAACATTATTGGCCTAACCTATAACGTCACCATAACCGATAATCATATGATTATCGGTTGCGAACATCACTCAATTTCTGATTGGCGCGGGTTTGATGATCGGCGGATTATCCAAATGGACGGGGTAAGGGCTGCAAAATTCTGGGCGGCTCATGGCCCGTATTTGTTGGCAATCTGCGATGATCACGCGGAAAAGGTGAAGGGATAAGATTATGCCAGACATTACAATGTGCCGTAGCGACGAATGCCCGCATCGCAAATCATGCTACCGCAATCCAGAAAGCGGGACTAAGCCGGGTCGTTGTCAATCTTTCTTTTTCCACAACCCGAATGCAGAAGGCGTTTGTGATTACTTTTGGCCGAAATATGACCGCAAGTGACATCCCGCCCCACCTATCGCAAGCCCTTGACGCGCTAGGCATTGTTCTGCTAGTCAAGAAACCTAAACCCGTAGTGACGCCAATGCAAACGACGGGATGGAAACCTACACCGGATCAACAGGAGCCGCCATTTTGACCACAACAATCCAACAATACCGCGAGTTTATCGCAGGGCGGGCGGTTACTCAATCGCATAACGGTTTCGTGCCAACGTCACTTGCACAGAAGTTGAAAACCCACCAGAAAGCCGCTGTTGAGTTTGCGCTTAATCGCGGCAAGTCTGCGGCTTTCCTTGATACCGGGCTTGGCAAGTCATTCATTGAATTGGAGTTTGCAAAACAGACTGCGGAATACACAGGCAAGCCTAGCCTGATCTTGACGCCACTTGCGGTTGCGGGGCAGATGGTGCGGGAAGGCCAGAAGTTTGGTATTGACGCGCGACAGATCAAGGAACAATCGCAGGTTGGCGCGGGCGTGATGGTGGCGAACTATGAACGGTTGCCTAAGTTGGACCCTGATAGTTTTGGCGCGGTTATTCTTGACGAAAGCTCAATTCTAAAGTCATTCAACGGCAAAACACGCACCTTAATGATTGGCGCATTTAAAGATACGCCATTCAAGCTTGCCGCAACTGCCACCCCATCGCCGAATGACCATATGGAATTGGGAAATCACGCGGAGTTTCTTGACGTTATGCGTCAACAAGAAATGCTGTCCAAGTGGTTTATCAATGACACGTCCACAGCTTCCCAAGATTGGCGATTGAAGGGCCACGCGGCGGCAGACTTCTGGCAGTGGGTTGCGTCGTGGTCACGTTGCGCGACATTGCCTAGCGATCTTGGCGGCGATGATACTGGCTATATCTTGCCTGAAATTGACACTCGACTACATACCGTGGAAGCGGATCGGCAAGATAATACGCAAGGGATGCTGTTTCGTATTCCTGAGCTATCAGCGACCAGTTTTCATGCTGAAAAGCGACTTACCATGCGGCAACGGGTGGATTTAGCAGTTGAATTGGCTACCCATGATAAGCCTGTAACGGTATGGTGCGAAAGTAACGAGGAAAGCTCATTGCTTGCCAAGTTGATCCCGGATGCGAGGGAGGTCACTGGAAGTATGGACCCCGACAAGAAAGAGGAATTGCTTTTGGGGTTTGTTGACGGTGACTATCGCGTGATTGTCACTAAGCCTAAGTTGGCAGGGTTTGGCGTCAATTGGCAACATTGCGCCCATGCTGTTTTCGCATCGGTTAGCTACAGCTATGAGCAATTCTATCAAGCGCAACGACGTTCGCATCGGTTTGGGCAATCGCAAAC